CGCACAATAATGTCGTCACCATAAACTCCATTTCTAGTCCAATCAATTGAATTACGCTTAGTACCTAAGTAGTACCGGTTCGTAGCGTAAACAAGTGAAGCTAAGATAAGCGTCATGAGGGCGAACGTGAATCCGTTCCCCATTGTGCCAATCATACTAAGCTCCACCTCCCCCACCCCATCAACCGCAGTTACAGGAGAACGTATAGATACTAAAAAATAGTACCAGTCCTCAGGCAACAACAATTTGCATAGGGCGAGTGTAATTCTATCAGACGCTGATTCTAAATCAAGCGTGGTCAGTTGAAGGCCTAGGCCGTCACCTCTGATAGATCCGAGTAAAGCCAACCGGTTGTTACGCGGTTGCTGTTTGCTAATATCAAGGCCAATCAACTTTAGGCAGGCGGAAATGAAATTGCCTGCTGCGAGTTGACAGCACATGTTAATAACAGGCTCGGTCGCGATTACTCGCGATACATCCGGAGTCTTTGGAACACAAGCTGTATGGGAACCCCTTACTTTGCTGACTCCAACAACTTCTTGCGCATCATTATTTATCGCGCGAGAGAAAGTGTCGGGAGAAACATAGGCTAAATAACCTAAGTAAGCGGCTGCACCTGTCGTACTAGAAAGTGAACTTCCTGTCATTTTTTCACAAAAGTGGGATCCTTCAGCCTTAGCATTACTGCCTGGGCCTATGGACCACTGTGAAAATACAGTTAAGAAATCAAGCGTTTCGAAAGGGATAACATCCCCGACTCGTTCGCTTAAAATCTTAGTTCCTCTAACTAGAACCGTGTATATAAAATCTCGAGCTTCCCCCAGTATCTCACCATCCAATGTTATTGGATTTTGATTACTGTTGATAGCAAGAAATTTGTTTACAGCGGCCAGATCAGCGGAGGGATTCCGCGTGCCAGTGGGGCAATACTTCTTATATAGACGCTTGTGAAAGCGCCCAGAAGCATACCTTATTGCACTCGAGTTTGCAGAATACTGCAAATCCGATAGATCATGCGACAAATGTTCCATGAATTGAACGGGGTCAAACCTGACTATACCATTACTTTTACTCATTAGGAGAAGCTCCAGAAATAAGTGAGACAACGAAGAGAGTATTTACATTATACCCGAGATACATGTATCGCCGATGCCGGCTGACTGTTGGCTTAGAATGCCAATATGACAGCTTAACATAGCTTTAATGTCTTCAGGTTCATAGGTATCGGTCCCAGCTGGGACCTCTATGACTGTGTAAACACGCGCAGTTTGAGAAGCTTGATTAACAAGCGGAACTGCGCC